GTTCTTCCCTACGATGATAAAAGTCAAATCTAGAATCAGCATTAAGAAAGTAGTCATGACCAACACTAACATCGAAAGATACACCCAAAGCATCGCTGAGAAGAGTTGGTATATTTCCTGTACTAGATGCCCCTGTTTTATCATCCAGGATTTTAATTGATGCCATAATTGCATTATAGATTGCCTTCTCTTGACAAAATTTCTCTGTACTATCTAACAACCATTGTATATCAGTATTGTCTGTTTGTAGATCTTCAATTGTACGTTTAGAGTCTTTGAATGTTGCTTCAGATAAACCATCCCTATTGTTCAACTCAAGAAACAACACTTCCTTAGTAGGAGTGTTGTTATACTTTTGAACATATTCAGAGATTAACTTATAAACAACTTTATCTGGTTGATTTTGAAAATACTCATCCCTAAGAAAAGGTATTACCTTTCTTGCATAGGCTTCGTTGAATATTAGATGAGATAGTATTGTTTTTTCAATCATTTATTAAATGTTTCAATAAGAGTCTTACGTGCTTCTGGTTGATAGTGATTATCAAAAATAAGAATTGTTTTTCTTAGCATACCTACTGCTAACAATAGCAAATCATTCTGATCATCACACATCATAATCTGGGTTTCAATGGGAAGCATAAGTCTTTTGATACGCTTCTCCATTTTTTCATTATTCATCATCTTCAACTTCATCCTGTTGAATTAATGAACCACCAACAAGGGTATATTTGCTTTTGATATAATTTGCAAAGTCTGTCTTAGAAAGAACCTCTTTCCATACTGTCCCATTGTCTTCTATATCAGCAGCACGCATCTTATTACCAGATACTTCACCAGTAGAACGATCAACCAATTGATACCAACCATTAGAAGGCTTAACAACATAACCGCCTTCTAATGCTAGATCAAGAAGACCAGACCATTTCTTAATACCGCCTTCATAGGAGACTGTAATTGGAATCTTAGACTTCTCTTTGACATAACGTGACTTCTCAACATTAATAATAAAGTGATAGCCTTGAATGCCATCTGAATCTTTATCTTGTTGACGACCAAGAATCCAAATTGTATCAGCAGAGTAGTAAATGCCTGTACCACCACCAACAATAGCTTTAGGAAACATTCCAATTTCCATGTATGTGTGATTAACAACAATCAAAGGAATGTCCTTGAGAGTCAAGTGTGGTGTTACCATACGGAACAATGACTTAAGAGACTTAGCACGAGACATGTCAGCAACTGACTTTTCATTCATAGTATCTTCTACTTCTTTCTTAGAAGCCAAGTTACCAACAGAGTCAATTACCATAACAACTTTATCATTACGACCAATCTCAGCAAGTTGCTTCATGATATCAAACTTGAGTTGTTCAATGTCAGTGATGGGTGTATGAATAACACGATCCATATCAATACCAAATGATTCAAAGTAACCTTGTGGTGTACCAAATTCTGAATCATAGAATAAAAGAACACTATCAGGGTATTGTTTCATATAAGCCGATGCCATAAGGAGAGAAAAAGCAGACTTAAAATGTTTAGATGGACCAGCCAATACAGTAAGTCCTGGTGTAAGGCCTCCATCTACACTACCTGATAGTGCAACGTTCACCATTGGAACGTTAGTAGTAATCATATCCTTCTTACCATAGATCTTTGATTCGGTAAGAATAGATGTTTCCTGAATAGTAGAATTCTTAATAAGACGGTTAATTAACGACATAATATATCCTTGTTCAATTATGATTTAAGAACATTATCAAGCTTTTTAATAAATTCATCAATCTTTTTTTCGCGGTCAGGCCAAACAATATTTGGTTTGTCTGGATTCTTCTTAAGATTGTTAAGAAGTGGCATAATCATTTTATACATTGTTTCAGCTTTAGTTTGGGCAATAACAGCTTGTTGTTCTTTTTCATTAACAGCATCAGTGAGGTCGTCACTAAAATCAAAACCAAAGTCAAAGTCTGAATCAAACTCTAATGGATTCTTAGACATATTTTCTCCTTAATCGTTTTCATACCAAGTACGGTTAGTGCGTGCAGCGTAATCGTGTTTATTCATAGAAATATGACCACTATCATATGAATTGTCATATTTTATTTTTTTAACTTCATACATGGTCGTATATTTTTTATAACCAGTTTTAATTCTTTTGAAATTAAAACATTCATATTCTGCATATGTAATAAAACCTTTACCTTGAACATAAGTTGATTCACTATAAGGTAAAACCATATTTTCAGAAAATGGTCCGGTAATGTTTATATATTTGTCTTTAGCAGCTCGGATTGCATTTGCTTCTGAGATGTTGTGATGCTTAATTAAATTTGTCATGCAAAAAAACTTTCCAAAGAAGCTGTCTTTTCAACTCGCCAACCAATGGCATCTAAAATACTTTTAATAGGTTCTACAAAAGCTTTATCATATTGCATATCATAATCAATATATTGTTCCATTCCTAATTGTCTTGGTAATGTTCCAGGACAACCAAAAACATTTTCCCTGACAGGGTTTGGAAGTTTCATATAACAATATTTAATTTTATCACCATCTTGAACGAGAGGAAATCTCTGATCTAATTTTTTATTCTTGAGCATTTCATTATATACAAGAGCGGCTCTTACATTAATAGGTAAACCCTTATCATCAAGCTTGTAAGGTACCCTAGAATCACCTACAATATGTGTAAGTTTAACTCCACGCGGAAAGGCAATTTCTTCAAAAGATAAATTAACAAACTCTTTACGAAAATTTTCAATGAAAGTAATGACATCATCTTCACTACCACTCATAATAATATTAATGCATTTTTTAATGTTATCACGGCAAGAAGAAGGTGTAGATGATTTAACAGCTTCTAACCCTTTGATCTTCAATTTAGGTTCACTGTAGGAAACACCTTCATTGTTCCACACATTCATGATATAACGTTTCTTGGCAGTCCAGATAGCCTTATCAGCAATTGCTTCACGCTTCATTTGCATCTTTTGAGCATAAGCATTAACATATCCGCTAAGGCGTTCAAAACAACTATTAATATATGGTTCAAGCTTATCCTGACAGAACTTATCAACGATGGAAACAGTATCTGCAGTTGTAAGTTTTGCATCACTAAGGTGAGAGACCAACTTGTCAAGCGTAATATACATTGAATCAGTATCGCACGCAATGACATAGTCTTCCTCACTTGTTTTTAATAATTTATTTAAATACTTATTCATCTCGCGCTCAATCCAGCGAGTTGCTAATTGACCCGACAATGTAATTGATTCAGCTAGCTTATCATCATACCATCTAAAGTATTCATTAGATAGAGCACCGTAAACTGAGTTCAACTGATACTTTCTAGCAATTTGCATATTATGGTTCTGTGCTATAGCCTTCTTATTTTCTTCTGAGGGGTCAAGCTGATATGCTTTTTCTGCTTCAATCATTCTCTTTTTGAAGGTTGAACGTTCTTTGTAAAACCTATCCATCAACTCAGGTAAGAATCCGATTCTATCTTTATCAAACATACATCCTGTGCCAGTAATACAAAGATTTTGTGATTCCAGTTGATTTCTAATAGAAGGTTCATAAAATGCTCCGTCAAGTATTCTTTGAATACCTTCTTCACCATCTAGATAAGGAACCTTACCAACATAGGTCTCAGGTGATATGTTATATTGCATAATGATGTGAGGATACAGAGAGTTCAAGTCAAAAGATACAACCCACTTATGCAGACCATCTTGAGGATCCTTTACATATCCTCCAACAATCTTTTCTAATTTGTTACCTACTTTTAACTGAGGAACAACAATATTCTTAGCCAAAAGATAATTGTGAATGATGGTATCCCACATTCTCACAGTAGTAAATGTTTCCTGATAGTTAACCTTACCGTCATAGGCTAGAGCAAATACTTGCTCAATAAATTTAAGCTTATCATCAAGACGAGAAACCAGTTCAACGTCTCGAATATTATACTCAATAAATTTTTGATAATCTTTTTTGTATAGATCAAACAGCGAATCATATTCTGAATAATCCATCTTCTTTTCACCAAGCTCAGCATTGGCAATATGGTTGAGCGAATATGATTCTTGGTTTGTAAAAGAAAATTTTCTATACAATTGCATATAATCAAGAACAGCAATACCAGCTGGAAGGTATGTCATCTGAGATGGACGTGATCCAACAGTTACTTCTTTCTCTTGAATAATTTCCCAAGGAGAAATCTTCTTGGCCATTGACTCACCAAGAACTCTTTTGATGCGGTTGACAATATAAGGAATATCAAAGAATTCAACGTTCCAACCAGTTACTACATCAGGAGAAAACCATTTAGAACGCCAGACATCTAAGAACTTTATAAGAAGTTCCGTTTCATCTTTACATTTAATATATTTGACTTTTGGATCGTCAGTAGCAAATTCACCAAAACCTAACACAATAAAGGTATCATCCTTCTTCATTGTGATAGCTGTTATAGGTTTATTGGCATTAGCTATGTTTGGAAATCCTTGGTCTGCTGCAACTTCGATATCAATATTAACAACCGAAATTTGTTTAGGATCATATTCAATTGTTCCAGGATAATAGTCGTTAATGAAAGGATAAACAAAGTTCGTCATGCCATAAACGGTCATGCCAGAGACTTCACCATATCTCTTTATAAAATCACGAGCTTCAGAAATAGAATCAAAATTAATTTTATCTACAGGTGTACCCTTTAGATTTCTATATTCTGTTGCAGTAATACCTTTTGAATGAATAAAAAGATAAGGTTTGTAGGGAACAATATGTTGAACTCGTTGACCATTTTCATAGCCACGAAGATAGATATCATTACGAATGAGGGTGACGTTTGTATAAAATTTTGACATACTTATAATATATAATAATCACATAAAGAAATCAACAAATAAAAAAGGGGGCCGAAGCCCCCTTAGTGTCATTTATAGGATGGATTGTATTGTTTAAATGCTTCTTTCCAGAAGGAAGAGTAGAGATCATCACTCATCTTTGTCTGCATAGCCTTAAACGACTTACCATTCCAAAGCTGTTCGTTAATCTTTGCAAGTTCACCAGTGATAACACCAATTGCACTAACAGTAGCCTTTGCTGCTTCTTTAGTGTATGCTGTCTGTGCATCAATGAAACCATTGAGACTGTCAGCAATAGTGTTATTGGTAACCATTGATTTTACAACAGCTTTCTTAGCACTTTGAACTGTATCAATAAATGTGTTTACTTCATCCATTATTTTGATCCTTCGTTAATGAGGACTAATTCGTCAACTGTGTACGGCCACATGTTACACATCCTTTAAGAATACGTAACCGGTGAGAGCAGTAATAAGAAGAGTAAGAGCATCAATCATCTTACCACCCCTCTAGCTACTCTGTATATATCACATCTGGCTACACCAATGTCGGATAACTCTCTATCTGAAAGAGCACTTAATTCACGAACAGTCTGTTTCATTCTCGATTGACTTCTTAGCCAGCGAGTTACCTTTCTACCTATCTTAGACATATTACTTTCCTTTGCTATCTTCCGTTAGAAGCTGCTTTGTATCAACAGTCTTCTTGTTCTCAGTAGCAGTATCAGTAATATCAATCTTCTTAGGCTTCTTTGAATCAGGAATAATATTTTCAAGCCATACTTTAAGCATGCCGTTAACTAGATCGGCACCCTTAATTTCCACAGTGTCTGCAAGAGAGAACTTGCGTGTAAATGAACGATCTGCAATACCCTTATAAAGGTATTCATTATCCTCGTCATTACCCAATGCAGAGTTGCCAGAAATAACAAGCGTACCATCTTGAAACTCAAGGTCAAGATTATGCTTACCGAAACCGGCAACAGCCATTTCGATTACATACTTGTTTTCGTCAACTTTAACAATGTTGTATGGGGGATAATTTGGAATTACTTTTGCAAGTGTGGTTTGGGCTTCTTCGAAGCGCTTGAGCATTGGCTCGTAACCAACAAAGAACTTATCAAAAGATGGAATATCAAGAAATTTAAGATTTGTCATATAGACCTCCTATTAAGCAAGGTGAATGTAAATGTGAATCC